CTTCCTGGCTAAGCACCTCAACGTCGAAATCGGCATGAACCTGCGGACGGACCGCTGGGCCGGTGCCGACTTCTGGGAGCAGCAGGCCGTGCCGGTGTTCGACCTGCACGAGCTGATCGAGCGGTCAGAAATCGTGGACGTCGGCATCGATGGCGGCGGCCTGGACGACTTGCTGGGCTTCGCGGCCGTTGGGCGATGTTCGACGACGCGCCAGTGGCTCACCTGGGCACACGCCTGGGCTCACCCGTCCGTGCTGGAGCGGCGCAAGGACATCGCGCCGCGGCTGCTGGACTTCGCAAAGGCCGGCGACCTGACGCTGGTGCAGCGGATCGGCGACGACGTCGACGGCGTGGCGCAGTTCGTGGCCGCTATCGAGGACGCCGGCAAGTTGGACAAGGTCGGTTGCGACCCGATGGGCCTGGGCGGAATCGCTGACGCGCTGCTCGAAGCCGGGATCCCGGAAGAGAAGGTCGTCGGCATCAGCCAGGGCTGGAAGATGACCGGCGCGATCAAGACCGCCGAGCGGAAGCTGGCCGAGGGCGTCATGGTGCACCCGGGCCAGGCGCTGATGGCCTGGTGCGTCGGCAACGCCCGCATCGAGCCGCGCGGTAACGGCGTGATCATCACGAAGCAGGCCTCGGGCACGGCCAAGATTGACCCACTGTTGGCCGTGCTGAACGCCGTGACCCTGATGGCCCTGAATCCGCAAACCGACGTAATCGACCAAGGCTTCGTATCCCTGTAATGAAAAATCAACTGAAAAAGCTGGCGTCGGCGCTCGGCTTCGGCGGCGCTCGTCCGCAGGATGCGATGACTGTCGTTCGATCCGGCGATCCGCAGGTTATTGCGGTGCTGGGCGGCGAGCGGTCGGCATCCGGCCACGCCGTGACGCCCGACACGGCGATGCGCGTGTCTGCGGTCTATGCCGCCGTGCGGCTGCTGGCCGGCGCCGTCGCGTCGATCCCGGTCGCCGTGTACCGCGAGCAGGACGGCGAGCGGCAGTCCATCAGCCCGGAGCTGTGGTGGCTGTTGAACGAGCAGCCGATCAACAACTGGACCGCCGCCTCGATGTGGGAGTGGGTGATCAAGTCGATCTGCCTGCGCGGGGACGGCTTCGTCGAGATCGTGCGCCGCGGCGCCGACGTCAAGGCGCTGCGGCCGCACCACCCCGACCTGGTGCAGGTGCAACGCGTCGGCGACAGCCTGCTGTACACGGTCACCGACGACACGGGCGTCTCGCGTCCGGTGCACCAGGACGACATGCTGCACTTCGCCGGCTTCGGCTTCAACGGCACGCGCAGCATGTCCGTGATCCAGTGGGCAGGGTTCCAGTCGATCGGCGTCGCGCTGGCGGCCGACACCTTCTCTGCCAGCTTCTTTGCCAACGGCGCCGCGCCGAAGCACGTGATCAAGTCGCCGGGCAAGATGGGCGACGAGCAGGTCGAGCAGCTGCGCGCCGAGTACAAAACGAAGTACGCGGGCGCCAGCAACGCCGGGGTGCCGATGGTGCTGACGCAGGGCCTTGACGTGCAGGAAATGAGCATGACGGCCGGCGACGCACAACTGCTGGAGTCCCGGAAGTTCCAGGTCATCGACATCGCCCGGGCGTTCGGCGTGCCGCCGCACATGATCGGTGCGCAGGAGACCACCAGCTCCTGGGGCTCCGGCGTCGAGCAGATGACGATCGGCTTCGTGAAGTTTTCGCTACAGCCGTACATCACGCGCATCCGCCAAGAGCTGAACCGCAAGCTGTTCCGGCGTGCCTCGCCGTTCGTCGAGCACAAGATGGAAGCGCTGATGGCCGGCGATTCGAAGGCCGAAGGTGAATATATGCGCCAGGCGGTCGGCGGCTCGCAGGGGCCGGGCTGGATGACGATCAACGAGATCCGGAAGACGAAGAACCTGCCGCCTATCTCGGGCGGCAACGCCCTCTACCGCCCCGAAAAGGCGAGCAACTCAGAATCGAAAGGAAAGGCCAACGATGAAACAGCTGGTGCAACTGATCCGGAATAACGCACGGCGCGAGCCGGCGCGGGTCGTGGCCGAGAGCGAGCCGGAAACGCTCCTCCTGTACGACGTGATCGACTCCTATTGGGGCGTCAGCGCGACCGATTTCAACAAGGAATTGGCCGCGATGGCCGGTAAAAAGGTCACTTTGCGGGTGAATTCGCCCGGCGGCGACGTCTTCGACGGCCGCGCCATGGCAGCCGCGATCCAGCAGCACGGCAACGTGCACGCCGTGATCGAGGGCGTCGCCGCCAGTGCCGCCACCTACGTCACTGCCGCGTGCGCATCGGTGACCATCGCCCAGGGCGCCTTCTACATGATCCACAACGCCTGGACCATGGCCTACGGGAACAAGGACGACCTGCGCAGCACGGCCGGACTGCTGGAAAAGATCGACGGCTCGATCCTGGACGACTACGAGCGCCGTACCGGCCAGCCGCGCGACCAGCTGGCCGCCTGGATGAACGCCGAGACCTGGTTCACGGCGGCCGAGGCGGTTGAGCACGGCTTCGCCGACTCCGTCAGCGAGACGGGCGGCGCGAAGAACTCGTGGGACCTGTCCGCATACAAAAACGCTCCCAAGCCGGCGCCGCCGGCCGAGAACGACCCGCAATGGGAACTCCTGCGCCAACGCAACCTGAACCGGCTGCGACTGCACGAAATCGGATAACGCGCTCGCGCAATCCACCACCCGCCGCCCCCGAGCGGCTTTTTTTACGCCTGTCACAAAGGAAAATCGAATGAAATCCATTCAAGCATTGCGCGAGCAGCGTCAAAACCTGGCCCGCGAAGCACGTAACCAGCTGGAACAGAAAGGCGACCGCACCTGGTCGAAGGAAGACCAGACCATCTTCGACAAGCGCTCCGACGAAATCGACGCCATCGAGAACGAAATCGCGGCCGTCGAACGCGTGATGGCGATGGAAGTCGAGAAGGACCACAAGGACGTCGAGCAGTTCCGCCGCAACCCTGAAAACCGTGCCGAAGCCGAAGGCCGCGCCGTGTTCGCGAAGCTGGTGCGCCACGGCCCGAGCGCCCTGTCGTCGGAAGAGCTGCAGAAGATCCGCAACACCATGTCGACCGGAACCGGCTCGCAAGGCGGCTACACCGTGCAGACCGACGTCGCGAAGGAGCTGATCGACGCCCTGAAGGCCTACGGCGGCATGCGCGGCACCGCGAGCAGCATCACCACCAGCCAGGGCAACCCGCTGGGCTATCCGACCTCCGACGGCACGACGGAAGAAGGCGAATGGGTTCCGGAGAACCAGCAGGCATCCGCTGGCGATCCGAGCTTCGGTACCGTGGGCCTGAACGCTTTCAAGGCGAGCACGAAGATCATCACCATCCCGTTCGAACTGCTGCAAGACAGCTCGATCGACGTGATCGCCATGGTCAACAAGCGTCAGCGTGATCGCCTGGGCCGCACCATGAACAAGGGCTTCACCGTCGGTACCGGCTCCGGCCAGCCGACCGGCTTTGTCACTGCTGCTGGCGTTGGCCGCATCGGCGGCACCGGTAGCGCGGTCACGATGACCTGGGAAGAGCTGGTCGACCTGCAGGAATCCATCGACCAGGCCTACAAGGACGCCGGCACCTGCCGCTTCATGATGCACCAGCAGACCCGCAAGGTCGTTCGCAAGCTGAAGGACGGCGCCGGCCGCCCGATCTGGGCGGAGGCCTACGAGGCTGGCATCAAGTCCGGCATCCCTGCACAGCTGCTCGGCGAGGACGTCACGATCAACAACGACATGGCCCAGCCGGCCGCCAACGCCAAGACCATCGGCTACGGCGACTTCTCGAAGTACATGATCCGCGACGTGCTGGACCTGATCATGTTCCGCTTCGAAGACTCCGCATTCGCGACGAAGGGCCAGGTCGGCTTCCTGGGCTGGGCGCGCGCCGGCGGCAATCTGCTGGACCTGAACGCCATCAAGACGTACCAGCACTCCGCGGCCTGATCGTAACCGGCGGCCGGCTCACCCCGGCCGCCATCACAAGGAATACCTGA